GCTAAGGACCCGGTGCACGACCCTATACGGGCCAGCTCCGAGTTCCAGTCCTGACTGTTCAAGTTGACGCCAACGCGGTTCAAGGCTTCTCGAAGGAGTTGCCCAATACCACGCTGAAATCTCATGTTCAGATCAGGCTGCGGACAAATCGGCCGCTCAGTCTGACTGTCCTTCGGAACAGTTTCCGCGCGACATCCCTCAACAATCTTCACCCACTTCGTGGGATCGGAACACCGGTCTTCGAACCACCCGCGCCAAAGCTCGGATGATTGAATATCGGCAATTGCCAAAGGAGCCGCTTCACGTGTCACTTCAGGTATTCCCTGAAATTTATAGAACGGGTGACCAGTCGCCTTCTTAAGCCTCGTTGAGGCCCCAGAAGAAAAACCAAAACGACTGTGTGCCTTATCCCACGAAAACCTACCTAGCGTCTTCGCAATCAATTCTTTAGCAAAATGGATTTTTGCTTCCAAAGAATTCTCCAGACAATAGTCATGGAGATAAAGTTCGCGATGTGCAATAGCAGGGTTGCGTGCGTGGTTCAGATTTATGAACCGGCACTTAACCTCCGAACCCAACCATGCGTTAATCGCATTAGCCCTTTTGTCAATTGGTAAGTCAAAAGAATCAAACTTACGCAAAAGATTATAAGCCATGTAATCAACACGGAACGAGTCCGCGCACGCATAGGCAGATGCTTCAGGCTTTTCAATTGCCAGAACATCGGCCCACTTCTCCTCACTAAGCAGCTTGGAAAGCCGTCTAGTGTAATCGCTTTTATGCGAGTCGAGGATAAGTTGCGCAATTTGCATGGTGTCGTGACGCTTTGAACAAATGTTCTTAGCCATATCAAGTAAACCTCTGATATGAGATGTAAGGCCCATGTGTTATGGGGTGGGGAAACCAAGCCGGTCTTAAAAGATACCGTCGAAGTCATCCACAACGGACGCAACGGTGGCATTCTGAAGCAGATTGCTCATCATCACACGTACGTTCTTACGTTTCTGTTTCACGCCCTTCGGGGAGAGGACCAGGTCGAGTGATGCAAGTTCCTGCATAACGACTTGGACAACACCGTCGATTGTGACTTCGGTCGGGAGAACCATTTTCAGGTTAACCTTACCAGCCACGGTCGCAGTCGGTTCACGGCGCGTAATCTGCAATTGCTCTCGACCGGTTAGGCTTGCGCCAGGACCGTAGAAAGTGCTTACAAGATCGCTAACCTTCG